GTGAAGCGTCTCTCCGCTGCTACCGGGTTTGATGATGTCGCTCAGTGCGAAGCCATCTTCAACGAGCAGGGCGTGAACTTCGATTCCCGCTACCTTGCTCTGTCCACCCGCGACTACAACGGCATGGCGAACAACCTCGCTGGCCGGCAGACGCTGTCTGGCAAGACGTTGACCGCTTATGACCGTGCCTACATTGGCCAGGTTGCGAGCTTCGACACCTTCAAGCTCGACTACGCGAACCGCATTGGCGTGGCTTCTGGTGGTGCGATCACCATCGACACCCGCGACTCCGCGAACAACTACCAGGTGCCCAAGGCGGTGACCAGCTCGCCCACCACAGCAGAGCGTCTGAACGTCGACAACCGTTACCAGACGGTGACCGTGTCGCAGACGACCTACGTCCAGCCCGGTGACTGTTTCACCATCGCTGGCGTAAACGCTGTGCATCACATCACCAAGCAGGACACTGGCCAGTTGAAGACCTTCCGGGTCATCAGCATCACCAATGGCACGCAGATGGTGATTAGCCCCGGCATCGTTTCCAACCAGGTCGCGTCCCCAGCTTCGGCTGAGTACCAGAACTGTGTTGTTAACGTGAAGGCCGCTAACAGCGCCATCGTGTGGCTCAACACTGCTGCCGCTCCGATTAACTGCTTCTGGCAGAAGGACGCGATTGAGATCCTTCCGGGTCGCTACGCAGTGCCTACGGACGCCGGCGCGAACGTGATGCGTGCTTCCACCGATCAGGGCATTGAACTGGTCATGCAGAAGCAATACGACATCAACACCATGAAGACTCGCTATCGTTTGGATACGATCTTCGGTGTGGTCAACAAGCAGCCCGAAATGACCGGGATCATCCTGTTTGGTCAGCCCTAAGGCTTAGTCCTTAATCACACAGGGGAGGGTGGTTGACTCCGCCCTCCCTTTTGTGTATTGAATCTGTAAATGGAATACCCCACGATGGTTTATAAGGTTCCCGGGAAACATGTCCGCCCGCATGGAACATACGATTTTGCAGGAGTCAACAACGCTGAAGAACTGGAAGCCAAGATTAAAGATGGCTGGTTTTCGTCTCTTTCAGAAGCGATTGAACCCAAGAAGGAAGCGCCAGTTGTAGCGACCACAGAAACAGATGATACTGCACCCCCTACTCGTCAAGAGATTGAGCAAAAAGCTACTGAACTTGGGATTAAGTTTGATGGCAGGTTTTCTGATAAGAAGATCTCGCAACTGATCGAAGAGGCTTTGAAGTAGTATGGGATACACCAAGAAACAGATCATTGAGCAGGCGTTCGAGGAAATCGGACTGGCCTCATATGTCTTTGATCTGACCGCAGATCAACTGGATAGCGCACTGAGGCGCCTCGATCTGATGGTATCTTCTTGGTATCTCAAGAATATCCGTATCGGGTATCCGCTGCCGGCCAGCCCAGGGGACAGCAATATCGACCAGCAAGTTGATACGCCCATGCAGGCCAACGAGGCTTTGGTGCTCAATCTGGCTGTCCGTCTGGCGCCTGCTTACGGCAAGGTGGTATCACCTGATACCAAGGCCAATGCAAAGCTGACCTACGACCAGCTTTTAATTCAAGCAGCGGCTCCGATTCAGTTGCAGTACGACAAAACCTTGCCACTTGGGGCTGGATACAAGCGCACTGAGCGTGTATTTGTAGACGTGCCGAATCTGGACCCAGTACAGGTGCAGCCAAACGGTCAAATCCTCTTTAGGAACTCTTAGTATGTCCATTGAACGACTTTCTCTAATCGACACGGTAACAAGTTCGACAAACTTTGCCGTTAACGTCAATGGACAGGACTATCGAGTGCTGGCTCAGTCCGTTTACGATTACATCATCAATACCACTGAAGAGTTTGGTAATGGTGAAGCTCTTCTTGGCGACAAGACTCTGCAGTACTTTGCTCCATCCGCGACTGGCTGGAGTGTTGCTGTAGCGACTGAAAGCGCCAGTGCGTGGCTGATTATCACGCCCACAGCAGGCTTTGCTACTGGCTCGATCACGATGCCGGCAGTCATCAACGCCAAGGAAGGACAGGAAGTGCTGGTCAACTGCACTCAGTCTGTTGGCACGCTGACTGTGCTGGGTAATGGCGCGAACGTGATTGGCGCACCTTCTTCACTGGCTGCAAACGACTTCTTTCTGATGAAGTTTGAGCCGATCCTCAAGAACTGGTATCGTGTTGGCTAACTGTTGAATTTATGGGACTCGCTTTTCAACCTGCGTACAATCTCGGCGTCACTGTCACGCCGAATGTCACTTCAGCTTCTGTCACGCTGGGGCTCACTTCTGAGTCTGTTGTGTTCACCAACCTGGGCTCCACTGTGGTTTATGTCCGTGTTGGCAATGCTGCCACTGGGACGCCTGCAACGACTGCCGGGTATCCCGTGCTGGTTGGTTCACAGGTTAGCATTGGCAAGGACCAGGACGATGACACTGTCTCGTTCATATCGCCCGGTGGAGCTGGCTCACTGCATATCATCCAAGGCATCGGCCTGTGATCCGCTTCCTGTCCAGACGCCGGTCCAAGACCCCTGCGACTGCTGGTGGAGTGACTCCTCCTCCAGTTACGTTCACCTACTTGCGTCCAGACGGGACTTCTGAGTTCCGGCGCCCTGACGGCACCTCAATCTACATCCGACCCTAGCCATGCCAAATCTCACGGTTTCAGCAGACATTGACTCTTTCATGCAGGCAGCCAACAACGCTGCTGCAAGGACAGCACTGGGAGTTGCGGCAACTACCAATGTACAGGTTTTTACCTCTAACGGAACGTGGACCAAGCCTGCTGGAGCGGTAGCTGTTGACGTTGTTGTCATCTCTGCGGGTGGCGGTGGAGGATCTGGCCGAAAAGCTGGTGTTGGCACTCAGGCATCAGGGGGTGGTGGAGGTGGAGGTGGATCGTATTCCATTCGCAATATTTCTGCTGCGCTGCTTGGGGCCACTGAAACTGTTACTGTTGGCAGTGGAGGGACTGGTGGAGCTTCCGTAACAGCCAACAGTACAAACGGAAATATTGGGGTTGCTGGTGGAAATTCTTCGTTTGGCACTTGGATTCAAGTGACGGGTGGCGGAGGCGCAGGAGCGGCAACAAACGCAACTGGCCCTGCTGGAGCATCCGCAAGTGCTCGCGCTATGTTCCAAGGAACAAACGGAGCCACAGGGGGAGGAGGCGCTGGAGTTGGAGGCGCAAGTTCTGCGCCAGCAGGTGCAGGTGGTGGCGCAGGCGGTGGATTGCCAGCATCGGCAACTGTTGGATTTGCAGGTGGCAACGGTGGAACTGCGCTTGGGTCTTGGTTGAGTGGCGGGACTGCAACAGGAGGAGCTATTGGAGCAAACGGTGGATCTGCTCCAAATGTTACAGCAAACTTTGCTGCCGCTGGCAGTGCAGGGGCTGGTGGTGGATCTAGCGTCACTGGCAACGCGGGCAACGGTGGCAATGGAGGGCTTTATGGTGGCGGCGGTGGTGGTGGCGGCGCAGGTCTTGACAATGTTGGAAACTCTGGCGCAGGTGGAAATGGCGCAGATGGCATCGTTGTCGTTACAACTTATTTTTAACTTTTCCCCTCAGTAGCACAACAAACAAAACCCAATATGGCCAATCAGTTCCTACTCAAGTATAGCGCCACGTCTGGCGTTGTCCCAACGTCCGCAGAGTTGCCTCTGCGCCAAATCGCCCTGAACACTGCCGACGGCAAGCTGTTCATCAAAAAGACCGACGGTACGATCATCAGCTTTGAGAGCGCCTCGGCGTTCGCTCGTGCGGTACATTCGCACGTCATTTCTGATGTGACCGGCCTCCAGGACGCTCTTGACACGCTGACGAGTGCAGCCGCTGCAGCCCAAGCTGGCGCAGACGCTTCTCTTAAAAGCGCGTCGAACCTGAGCGACCTCGCCAGTGTTTCGACTGCTCGCACCAACCTCAGTGTTGATAGCAGCGCAGAAGTTGACAGCAAGATCTCGACTTCTAAGTCCGCTTCTGACGCCTACACGGACGCAGCAATCGCCGCTCTCATCAATGGGAGTCCTGCGACGCTCGATACCCTGAAGGAAATTGCTGACGCCCTGGCCGCTGGCTCTGACGTTGCAACCGCGCTGGCTTCCAGCATCGCTGCTGTCTCCTCCCGCGTTGACACGCTGGAAGGGCAGAACCTTGACAGCCGTCTTTCGGGTGCTGAAGGCGAAATTGACACTCTTCAGAGCGACGTTGTAGCTGCTCAGAGCGCAGCCGACGCTGCCCAGAGCGCCGCTGATGCAGCTCAGTCTGCTGCAGACGCAGCCCAATCGGCTGCTGACGCTGCGCAGTCCACTGCTGATAGCGCAGTTTCGGCTGCTGCAACGGCACAGGCTGGCGCTGATGCGTCCCTGAAGATCTCTGCGAACCTTGGCGATCTCGCTGACGCAGCGGCTTCCCGTTCGAACCTGAGTGTTGACTCGTCCGCTGAAGTGGACAGCAAGATCAGTTCGGCTGTTAGTTCTGCTCAGAGC